CTGCATACAACGGTGAGCAATATGCACCAACTAACATGGGGAATGACTGATGATTGAAGTAATTGTAACACAAGACATGTTATACAAAGCGCATAACAAGTCAGAAGAGATGGGCAGATTAAACAACTCTATAACAAAAGGTAAAGGTAACTTAGCAGGATTTTTAGGTGAACAAATAGCCCTTCAAATACTTGGTGGTAAATGGTCTAATACGTATGACTATGACTTAGTTACTCCCGACAACAAAAAAGTAGATGTAAAAACAAAACAAACAACTGTCACCCCTCGCCCATACTACGAATGTTCTGTAGCAAAATTTAATACCCGACAAAAATGTGACTTGTATGCTTTTGTTAGGGTAAAAAATACAATGGATGTAGGTTGGTTTCTAGGGTCTATGGGACACGATGAGTACTATAACAAAGCTACTTTTCTAAAGAAGGGAGATGTAGACCCGTCAAATAATTTTACAGTAAAAGCAGACTGTTATAATTTAAAGATTGAGGAGCTAGTTATATGATTGATGTAACATACATAGATCACATGGGCAGTGACTTGAGTGTAGTCAATGCAGCACGTGTTAGCTTTGGTAAGAAGAGTGAGGCACTTGGTACATCAGGTGTAGTGGGTGAGACTATAACACCTATCCTCAATGACCCTGACACCAAGCTAATCCACTACTTAGCAAAGCACAAACACATGTCACCCTTTGGTCATGTCTTTGCTTCGTTCCACGTCAAGGCTCCTATCTTTGTAGCTAGACAACTGGTCAAGCATAAGTTCCTACGTTGGAATGAGATCAGTCGTAGGTATGTAGATGATGAACCAGAGTTCTATGAACCTGATGAGTGGCGTGGTCGTAGTGCTGACAAGAAGCAAGGTAGTGATGGTGTTGTTGATGTAGGTGATTGGGGTGATACAAACTGGGCCTGTCTTACTGCCTATAATGATCTACTGAAACACGGAGTAGCACCAGAGCAAGCACGTATTGTGTTGCCACAAAACACTATGACAGAATGGTATTGGTCAGGATCAATGGACGCCTTCTCTGATATGTGCAATCTACGGTGTAAGGGGGATACACAACTTGAGACTAGGCTAGTAGCTAATCAGATATGCGACAGTATGCATAAGCTATTACCTTTGTCTTGGAAAGCATTGAGAGGAGTATACGGATGATGGAGCTATCTCTAATTAGAACCCTACACGATCAGGAGTTCTATGAAGATCACAAGGGTATCAAATGCCCTGACAAGTTGTTCACTAAAGATGTACGCAAGATCAAGCGTGTGTTGGACAACGCTATGGAGAAGTATGACCGTACTATATCTACCTCTGAGTTAGAAGCTTTGTTCTTCTCTGAGTACAGCACAATGACTACAGCTAACAAGGTTCTCTATGAGGGTCTGTTCTCCAAGCTACGCAAAGAGGCTCCTATGTCTAGGGACGTAGCCTCTGATGTACTGTCAAGGATGTTTAGGCAGCACGTAGGGGAGCAGGTAGCTAACTTAGGGTTCGACTACGTTAACGGTAAGCTTACCTCTCTTGAGCCACTACGTCAGGTACTTGAGGCGCATGAGGATAACTTCATGCCCAACATGAATGTTGAGTGGGCTGACATTGATATTGATACGATCCTTGAGGCAGGACTACAGCAGTCTCAGTGGAAATGGAATATACCTAGCCTCGCCGGGCGCATAGAAGGCATAAGTAGTGGACACTTTATCATTGTGGGTGCTAGGCCCAACACAGGTAAGACAAGCTTCCATGCGTCTACTATTGCTTCACCTAAAGGTTTTGCAGAGCAGGGTGCTAAGTGTATGGTGTTGTGTAACGAGGAAGAGTATGTACGTGTAGCTGAACGCTACCTGTGCGCTGCTGCCAGTATGGATACAGATGAGATCAAGTCTAACTATGCGTTAGCTGCAGCTAGGTATAAGAAGGTGCGTGAGAAGATCAGCATGTTTGACAGCACAGGTAAAGACTTAGGTTGGGTAGAGAACATCATTAAGCATAGTAAGCCAGACATAGTTGTACTTGACATGGGTGATAAGTTTGCTGTAAAGAGTAGTGACAAGTCAGATGTGTATCTCAAGGCTGCTGCCATCCATGCTCGTAACATAGCTAAAAAGTATAGCTGTGCTATTATATGGATGAGCCAGTTGTCTGCTGATGCACAAGATAAAGTATACCTTGATCAGTCAATGCTTGAGGGTAGTAAGACAGGCAAGGCAGCAGAGGCAGACCTAATGCTTTTGATTGCTAAGAACCAAGTTACTGAGGGTGATGATGATGACAACCAGCGTCACATTAACGTAGCTAAGAACAAACTAAAAGGTGGCTGGCATGGGGTTGTCCACTGTGAGTTAGACGGGGGCAGGTCGCAGTACCTAGCCTAAAGAAAGGATTACAATGCGCTTTGTATTGGACGTAGAGAACACAACAAAGAAAAGGAATGGCAAGCTTATCCTTGACCCTTGGGAGGAAGGTAACTTCTTAGTTAACGTAGGGGTGCGTGATGTAGACGATGGTACAGAGGCTTTGACGTTTGACCTGCATCATAAGGAGTACGTAGATCAGTCAGGCATGGAAGAGAAACGTGTACAGCGCATACTAGACCACACTACCCTGCTGATTATGCACAACGCACAGCATGACTTGGCTTGGCTTTGGGAGTGTGGCTTTAAGTATAGCGGCCCTATCTGGGATACCATGCTGGCAGAGAGTATACTGTTGAGAGGTAACAACTTAGAGATCACGCCCAATGGGGTAGCTAAGAAAATCTCTATGTCTCTGGGTAACACAGCCATCCGTAGGAATCTTACATTTCAAAAGGATGACACTCTTAAGAAGTACTTCAAGAAAGGTTACAACACTGATGAGATACCATTATCAGAATTGACTTTTTATCTTGAGGCAGACTGTAACACTACTGCTGAACTGTTTCACGCACAGGTTGTAGACTTTGCTAAACCAGAGTCTGAAAGTCTTATCAAAGTGAGAGACATTACGTTTGACGTTTGTAAGCTACTGACACGCATGAAGTCTGACGGCATGAAGGTAGATCGTAAGGCTTTAGACGCAGTGCGTAAAGAGTACGAAGATGAGCGTGGTGCTATTCAGTCTCGCTTACAGATGCAGGTGCGTGACGTTATGGGTGACACCCCTGTCAACTTGAATAGTCCAGAGCAAATGTCTCAGGTTATCTTTAGCCGCAAGCCTCACTCAAAGGATGATTGGCCTAACTTGTTTGATAACTGTAAGAAGCTATCTGAGCTAAAGGAAATAGTTAATGCTAACAGTAACCTTCTGTATCGTACTGAGGCGTTTACTTGCCCGACTTGTGAAGGCAGTGCGGAGACTTACAAAGTAAAGAAGGACGGTAGCAAGTATGCAAAAGCAAACAAGTGCAAGGACTGTGATGCCAGAGGCTACCAGCTTAAGAAGCAAAACAGAATGGCTGGCTTTGGTTTCTTCCCGCCTAGTCCATCTTGGGTTAGTGCTAGTGGTTTCTCTACAAGCAAGGATGTACTAGATACACTCAGGGCTACAGCTATGGATAACAAGATGGATGTAGCTGTTAAGTTCTTAGAAGACTTAAAGAGGTTGAACGCAGTGTCTACCTACCTGTCAAGCTTTGTTGAGGGTATTGATACGTTTACCAAGCAAAACGATGTACTGCATGTTTCTCTGACACAGCACATTACTTCTACTGGCAGGTTTAGTGGTCGTGAGCCTAACATGCAGAACATGCCTAGAGGTACTACGTTCCCTGTTAAGCGTGTCTTTATATCTAGGTGGGAGGGCGGTAAGATCATGGAAGCAGACTTTGCCCAGCTAGAGTTTCGTGCGGCTGCATTCTTGTCACAGGATGAAGTAGCAATGCAAGAGATTAACACAGGGTTTGATGTACACGCATACACTGCTCAAGTTATCTCAGATGCAGGTCAGCCTACTACTAGACAGGCAGCAAAGGAGCATACCTTCGCACCCCTGTTCGGCGCGAGTGGGTACGGCAGGACTAAGGCAGAAGCTACCTACTACACACACTTTATAGCTAAGTACGAGGGCATATCTGATTGGCACAAAAAGCTAGGTAATGACGCCATCAGGTTCCAGAAGATAACTAATGTATCGGGGAGACAGTATGCTTTTCCCGGCACTACACGTAGGGCTAACGGTACACCTACTAACTTCACTAGGATTAAGAACTACCCAGTGCAGGGTTTTGCTACTGGTGACGTTGTACCTGTAGTTTTACTTGAAATAGACAACAGACTCAAAGGGTTAAAGTCTTGCTTAGTCAACAGTGTTCACGACTCAGCAGTAATTGACATACACCCTGATGAACAGAAGGAGGTACTAAATGTTATTGATGACGTTAATGTCAATCTCAATGCTATAATAGATAAGTACTATAGCGTAAAGATGAATGTACCCCTACTTTTAGAAGCCAAGATAGGACCGAATTGGCTTGACACAAAAGACGTTTAATGGTATAACTGCGGTTCAAATAAAGCTCAGAAAGGATATATTATGAGCAATGAGTTAACAACAAACTTTGCAGGTAGCGACCTTGCAGCAGCTATGGGATTTGGTGCAGACGTTGGTATGTCTGCTGCGCCCTCTGGCCCCCGACTTTCACGCCTGTCACAGGTAAGCATGGCACCCCTTATGAAGGAGGTAGTAGATGACGATGGTGAACTAGAAGAGAAGGTAGTAGTACCCTTGGGTGCTTACAAGCTGGTTAATTCAGAAGGTGTTATAGTCTACAGTAAGACTGCTACAATACGTCTGTTTGCTCAACGTCAGCAGTGGACACAGTGGGACAGTGACTCTAATACCATGAACAAGACGCTGATGGTTGCGGTACTCAAGGGTGATCTAAAAGACACTAAAGGTACGTTCAACCTTGGTCGGCCCAGCGCATACATCAAGGATTGGGATGCAGTAGACGAAGACACCAAGTCTATTATTCGTAGTGTAAAGAATACTAAAATCTTGTTTGGTAAGGTGCAGCTAGGTAAAGCTATTGACAGTGATGGCGTAGCTGTCAAAGGTTATGAGGGGGAGATTGACTTTACAATGGACGTTAAGAACCCTGACAGTAAGCGTTCCTTTGAGGCTGTCCTCAAGGACATTGTTGCTATGCAGCTTGTACCTATTGAGCATACCATAAAGTTGTCCTCTCAGAAGAGTGCTTTACCTAATGGTAACAAGTTTGCAACAGTGGTTACTACACTAGGCACTAAAGCTCAAATGCTACCAGAAGATCACGCTACAGTACAGGCGTTTGTTGATTACATTGACTACGCTAATGAGTACGTACTTAGTAAGTGGAAGTCCCTTACTAAACCTGCTGTGGTTATTGATCCTTCTATTCTTGATGCTATCGTGCAAGTAGAAGAAATCCCGTTCTAAGATGGACTTTGCACACGCTGCTGAACTACCCATTAAGATACTCATGCGTGATGCTACTCTAGGTAAAGCTAAAATGTCAGAGGCGGTGATTAACTCCGTTGCCTCTGATGTTGCAGCAGGGCTAGACAAGCAGTTTAACGGTGGGCCACGGGATAAGTTCAGGCTTAGAATGTCCAACATAGGACGCGCTAAGTGTCAACTCTGGTTTGAGAAGAATAGACCAGAAGAGAAAGAACCAATGCCAGAGCAGTTCATGATGAACATGATGCTAGGTGATATAGTTGAGGCAGTATTCAAGGGTATCTTACGTACTGCTGGCGTAGAGTTTAAAGACAATGCCTATGTATCACTAGACTTAGGGGGAGGTAGGAGACCTATCAAAGGTGAGTATGACTTATTGATGGCGAATAGAGTAGATGACGTTAAGAGCGCATCTGACTACTCGTACACTAAGAAGTTTGTTAACCTTGAGACACTACAAGCCAGTGATCCTTTTGGCTATGTAGCACAGCTTGTAGGCTACGCTACAGCAGCAGGTAAGAAGGTAGGTGGCTGGTGGGTAGT